TAATGGCTGAGGCACCATCTTGTAAGTACACACCGTTTGTTTCTGAGCCGTAATAGACTTGATATGAGATAACTGCATCAGGAGTTTCAGACAGTTCTGTTGTATTCTCAATATAAGTAGGTTTTAGATAACTCTGAAGAACTTTTGACACATCGAAGTGTGCAACACCGCTTGGGTTAGAGGGTTGCTTAAAAGTCGCTACAATAGCTCCATTGATAACGACCCTTAAAACGAATCTGTCTGCAGATCCTAGGGTTCCGAGTGTGAAGACGTTTGGCGCGTAGGCCAGGTTCCAGTTGTTTGGTTGTGATGATAACGTTGCCATTACAAATCTAAGTTTTCATTTATAAGTTCTGCCATTCGATCAACGAGCTCGTTAATATCGAAGAACTGTTTACCATTTAATCCGTTTCTGTGGATTGCTACACGGACACCAAATGGTAAGTCTCCGCCAATCATTTTGTTTTTGGGGTTGAACCAGTACGTGCTGCTTCCTTCACGTGGAGGTAGGAAGGCACTGACCTCTTCAGGGACGCCAAATTGATGAGTCGCGTTATTGGTACCCTTAACTCCGTAATTTTGATAGAATCCATAATCTGCCATTGATATTCCAAAATACTGGTTATCGATTAGGCGTACTGAAAGTGAATCTCTAAGTGCACCCGTATCAACCGGAAAGTTTGGATTGTTTTTAATTTCGTTTATCAACACCTGTGCAGCATTGTTAATAGCAGTTTCAAGGTTTACCGGGATTGATTCGCCGATATCCTCAATAGCTGCTGCAATTTGTTCAGGTGTTAGGGCCATTAGATTGCTTTGTAAATTTTTAAAGTACTAGGCGGTACGCTTTTGACATTAAATGAGCTACTTTCTGGTTCATTTCCAATAGCTAATAGAGTTACTACTGAAGCTTCTACTTCAAACTCTGCATGCACGTCATAAATTGTAGTAGTATTTTCAAATGAAGCTGGCCAACCTGTTATAAGTGTTGGTTTAACCCAAGTAGTTGTAACGCCATTAAAAACTTTTAAAGCGGGGCCATCTGAAAATGGCCATGAAGGGCTATTTGTTGTGATTTTACCGTCAAACACTAACTTATAATTTGAATTATAATCTGCAACGTCATAGTTGTAGAAGCCCATGTTACCATCATTAAGTGTGATACCCGTGAAAGCAATTGATGCACCAGCAGAAGTTGTTTGCAAACTTTCTGTATAAACATCTACTATTAGTTCATAATCTAAATTATTAATAAAAGGTGCAATGCAATCGTTTAGTCCGTCTTTAACAGTTAACTCAATGGTTGCTGTGACGCCTGAAACTACATCGTCGTATTTTTCTTTGAATGGGATTACTGACACATTCAAGTTAAAGTCGTAATCTGATAGGTGGTAGTAGAAGTGGCCTAAAATATCTTTGACGTATTCAAGACACTGAGATTGCGCTTTGATAACTGAATCAATGTCATCCTTTGGAAGCTCCATCATAATCAGATTAAAGCGGTAAGTCATTTGGCCTTTACCTAACGAGTGGTTAGTTGGCTGCAAGAATGCATAAGGGTAGTTGGTATCGTATTGACCACGTGGCACTTTGATTTCGCTCAAAGGACCATACCCTGCAGTCTTGATCATCTTGTGGTTAGAGATGATTGCGAAAAAATCATCGAGAACGTTTTTGTAAGTCATACTTTCGTTTTACTTGTTCGAGTTGCTGTTTTGCAATCTCATTCTTTTTCCAGGTTAGGAAGTTTAGGGCTTCCTTGTACGGTCTAGCAGTCACGAGACCAATGTTTAAGAATTGATGGTCTGCAAGCATTAGTATAGCTTCGTACCACATCAACTGTATATTATGTATTTCGATTTTTTCATTGGCATCTTGATTGCCCTTGATTTCGAAAAACTCATCATGTTCCTTGTAAACTAGTTCGCGCCATTTCGCTACAGCGACCAACGCAGCCCACACTCTTTTAATACTTATGTGTGCTGCTGTTCCTATCGGCATATCATATAACTTAGTTACAAGGTCCACAACGTGTTTTGTAAGTCCGTCAGCAATGTAAAGGTCAATATCTACAAAGTCACCCAACGTGAAAGCATCAAAGTCTTTAAGGGCATACACCCCATTCTGTTTGTTCAACGTTTCATCGGCGGGCAGCAAAGACACACAGTATGCAAAGATCAAATTAAAGGTATCGTCGTCTAAGAGGTTTAATTCTTTGATCGGACAATTTGAAATCGCCGACACAAAGGGTTTTAGGTTCTTTGCATCTTCAATGTCCCAGGCCATAGCCGATTGAAATGTTTGAGCATCCAGTTCATTTGGTACTTCCCATTTGTTAGGTCCTATTTGAAAGCTGAATTCCATACTTATTAAGATATACTTGTGTGAAGGTCTGAAGTTTCGAGTATGAGTTGCGTCGTTAGAAAGCGACTCATACGTATTATAATTATTAATATAATTATTGTTAGCCCTTGGGGATATACCTTTCAGCCCCAGGGGATATACCTTTTAGCCCCAGGGGATATACCTTTTAGAGTATCAAAAGAAACTATTTGAAAAAAAGTTGCCCGTATATTTTTTTATGTCGCCAGGATTTCGTATATTTACATATAACAATTAAGAATAGCAACATGAACTATCAAACACAAAAGATGATTTCTAAAATCAATGCCTTCAACAAACAGATGAATGCAAAGCAATTTACTCAACCTACGCTTGTTGACCAGGAAACCCTTTTAAGCGTTGTAGAAAACAACGACAGCGAAGCACTTGCAATGATTGTCACACACAAACTATTTAAAGAAATGCAAAGCGAACTCCCTGGTGAAAGCTTGTATATGCAGACCCACTATTATAAGGATGGCATCTTTAATGCTACCAATATTTCCATGACCAAAGCTTTTACAGAATATCTGTCTAACAAAGCAAACTACCGCTACAACATCATCAGCGAATCTGGCACTTACCAAGTTGAGATTTATGCTATCAATGAAAACACGATTTGCTTGAATCACATCGGAGCTCCTATCGGATCTGGAATGGGCACTGAGATTATGAGCCGCTTGATGGACATCGCCGACGAGCTTGGTATTAACATTACCTTGGTCCCTACTTGGTTATCTAAAACCACTTTGATGGATGCCTTCAAAAATACTATTCGCTTGCGCGCTTGGTATGCAGCCCTCGGCTTTAAAGCTGACCGCGGAGCTTACATGACTTACAAAGCTAACTAAAATTGTTAGTAACTTGACTAAAAAAAGTTGCCCGTATATTTTTTTATGTCAAACTTATAGCGTATATTTATATAGTTAATGAATGAGAGTAATCAAAAAAACAAAAACAAAATGAAAAACACAAACGTAGAACAAGTAAAAGAACTTTTAAGCAACGTTGACCCACAAACCTTGATGTATGCAATTTCTCAAATGAATGAGATTTATGTGCCTCAGTGTTATTTCGGCGACCATGCCGAATACTATGGCTTCGAGAGTATCAAAGAAATGAAAGAGATGGGTGATGCACATGAAGCATATTGTTACATTGATGAGATGATGAAATACGTATCCACTACAAAATAATCTGTAAACTAAAATCAAAATGAAAAAGCACAATGTTTTACTAGCCTTTATTACTAAAGAAGAAATTATTAACTGTCTAACTGAAGAAATCGCAGGTATGAAATCTCGCGGACAAAAAACAGTATGGCCTTTCTGGCACTACAACCAAAATATGTTGCAGTATGCAGATACTAATGCTCAGTTCCGAATTATTAAAAATACGTGGGCCATGCAAGGATTTAAGTTTTCAGAACGTCGTGAATACCCTGAATTTGCTAAAGAGATCGGAGCTCGCTCAGTCAGTGCGCACATTTGGAAGAATGATCGCAAAAACGAACACAATAGTGAACCAATGACTGAAAGTCTATCAATCATGATGGGTTATATGAATGCCGGTAATGAGGCCGTCACTTGGGAAATTAACTTGTAAAACTAAAATCAAAATGACAATAATTGAAAATCAAAAAGCAAAACAGACTTGGACAAAAGCAAATCGATTTAAGTTAGTTATGGCTGGTGGTAATGGATTTACACGAGGTTCAACTTATCGTAAATATGTTGGTAAAAAGTATCTAACTGTAAAATTTAGTGTACCCGAGTATGATTACCATGATCACTCTCAACCTAATATTACATTTACGTACGGTGATCACACTAAAACTCTTTTGTTTCCACTACATACTCAAATGACAAATGCAGAATTAGTCATTGCTGCTTTGCAACAGTCTTTAGAATGGTGTGTTGCTATTAGAGTTAATCCTAAAGCAGTTGCACAAGAAATTATATATATGACTTGTTTTAATGAAATGACAAACTAAAATTGTTAGTAACTTGACTAAAAAAAAGTTACTAATACTTTTTTATGTCAAATACTTTTCGTATATTTATATAGTTAATGAATGAGTAATCTTAAAAACAACAAAAAAATGACAAAGCAACAAATCGCTAACGAATGGGTAGAATGGACTAAAGCTAACTTCTACCACGAACAGTATGGTGAATCGCAAAGCTATGCACCTATCTCCGATGCTCAATGGAACACCTTTGGTTACATTATGAGTTATCACACTGAAACCTGGTCCGACCCGTGTCCCAATGGTACCGAAGAACGTATGTGGTATCGCGCATTCGCTACTATGATTACAGTTGGTAAAGATGGCACTAAAAAGATTGTGAGTGACTTCATTGATAAACAACCTTCTTTAATGTCTGTTAGCCATCAAATCATTCAACTTATTTGTTGGTCTGATGTAATCTTTGAATCAAATTGTTAGTAACTTGACCAAAAAAAGTTATCCGTATATTTTTTAGTGTCAAATACTTTTCGTATATTTATATAGTAACAATGAGGGTAACCTCGCTAAAATAAAGTAACAATGAAAGCACAAACAGTAAACACCCAAATCCAGAAAGCGTTCAACCTTAAGAGCGTACCATTCCAACAAGTAAACAACTATTCAATGTGGGATAGTTACGGTCACTTTTACTTCAACATCGTTATGTTAGACAAGCAAAGCTTCAAAGCCGCGGCGCTCGAGGGTACGTACTACCATTTTAGCTTAGAAATGCTAGAAGATAAAATGTGTCTGAGTATGGAACTTGACCGTTCATGGGTTGATAAAGATGGTGTAACACACGAAGAAGAACTTATGAACTACTGTGAGGTGTTACCTTACAGCAAAGAAGGTATCAATGAGTTTAAAACACAACTTAAAGCTTTCAGTGTGAAGGCCACCAAGTTCTCAATGGCTCAGATAAAAGACAAGTTCTTATCTCACACTTTACAAGTACTATAAATAAAATGGAAAATCAAGTATTAAACCCAGAAGCAAACATTAATTATCTTGAATACTTTCAAACAGATGAGTTCATAAACCTTTCATTCGATGAACAGTTCAAGTACCTCGAAACATATTGTAAATACATTACACCATATACCCATCTTCAAGCAGAGCTTCCATACATTTCATTATGGAAAGACCGTAAACAACACTATGATTGGTTTCCTCAACAACACAACGTTAGCATTAGCTTTGGATTGTGTACCGTTAGAGATGCGTATACTGGTACTTTTAAAGTAATGGATAAAGGTTGCTATATTGAACTTTATACCAATGAGAATATGATGATGAAACACTACAATCGTATTTATGAGTTGTTGCAACGTTTCGAAACTGAAAAATGGGTGACTAAATAATAAGAATCTAAACTAGTTAAAACCGGGGGTTTCGTTTTGTTTGATTACAGTTAGGGTTAAATACCCAAGGGTGAGTTTCCGGTCTCACCCTTTTTTATTACCTCTTGGTACTCATCCCACAGATCTTCTTGTACCCAGTTTTCTTTCTTAACCATTATGTAGTCACGGATGTCTCGTTCTTTGGGATATGGTAGAGGTTTTGCTTTATAATTCTGTTTGCCGCTTCTCGATTTATTTCTTCTACTGTTATCATTAAAATAAGGTCATTACCTTCGGGGTTTAACGTAGTTGTAAGTTCCGAGTGTCTTGTTTTTCTTGCGGTTCCAGTTTGCAAGGGCTGTTGCAATAATGGTATCGTCATGTCCCGT